TTCGTCCGCAGGAGGTTCGTCCGCAGGAGGTTCGTCCGCAGGAGGTTCGTCCGCAGGAGGTTCGTCCGCAGGAGGTTCATCAACATTAATCACTTCAATCAAATCAATTGATTCAAAGCTTTTAATCTGTGATTCCGTAAGGCTTTCAAGCTTTTGACCCTCAAAAACATTACCCAATACAGGACTAACAAAATCACGTTTTGCTTTGTATTTTTTCATGACATTCTCCAAACACAGGCCTAGTAACTACCAGGCCTGGTTAGTTAGATTAAGCTGTTAGAGCACCACCAACAAATGATGCAGGACGATAAATAGCAAGTGCAGCACGTAAGTCCGCCTTGACTGTCATCATGCCTTGCTTGAAGTTGTCGCCATCTGAATCAGACAGGCTAATAGCCACGCCACGACGGTTCCAAACTTGAGCACCCATTGCAAAATCACCTAGCAAGAACTTACCAGAAGTAATAGAGTTTGACTTAACCACATTTAAACCCCAAGGATTTACCGCCATATCGCGACGGAAGTGGCCATCTGAACCTTGATCTAAATCAAGCGCTTCAACGTCTGCTGGATTTAGAACAATACCATTTGCAAAGTATTCAGATTGCTCTAACAACGTCATAGCTTTACGAATGTTCTCCAGCTTGTTAGAGCTTGCCACAGGTGTAAACACAGTATGATTTCCTGTATTTAATAAGCCTGAGATATTTGCACCCGCACCATTACCCGCTAACAGCTGCATTTCTTTACGCAATAAAGCAGCATACTGCATACGCCCATCAATATAAGATGCAAGCATTGGTGCATCTTCAATTACTTGCTGAGACACAGGCATTGTGTGACCAATTGTTGCAACCTTAGCCGTTTCTAAAGTGAATGTAATTTCTGATTCACCGTAACTTGTTGCACCTTCTGCTTTTTCTGCAGCGGCACTTGTAAAGGTGTTTTCACGCGTGTACTCAACTGAGTTGCTTGATGTCTCACCAGAAGCCAGTAAATCTTCTAAACGGAGAATACGTCCATTAGGACCGACAATACCCGCTTGACGATCAGGCGCAACCGTTGCATCTGAACCCGTTACCGCAGCTGCTTGAACTTCAAACGTTGCTTTATTTGCTGAACCACTTGCAAAAGCCTGGAACGCTGCAGAATTTACAAACTCCATACCCATTGACTGTGCTTCATCAATCTTTAGCTTGCCACCTTCTTTTTGCTCCAAATCCAGGATTTGAGCAGCGATAGTACCAATCTTATCCTCTAATCCATCGAGTGCTTGTTTGTTGTTTTCATTACCCGCTTGAATTGCGGCTTTTACTTGCTGGTCAATGTTTGCTAATCCAGCTTCAATTTGTGCTTTTACATCCATGAGTTATTCTCCAATTGTGAATGTGTTTAATAAGTTGATTGCCGCTTTTGCTGACTCATCATCGACCGCATCTCGCTGAATGATTTGCTTAGCAGAAGCCACCAGGACTTTGGCCGCTTCTCTTGAAAACCCACCTGCATCACGCAGAGTGCTTTCTAATTCTTTTAGTGATTTAATTTCACCAATTTGGTTTTTGGCTGTTTTCTCGGTTAGCGCTTGAGGCACTTGGCCAAAGTGTTTTACAAAGTCTTTTGATAGTGCTGCCACTTTCATTGATTCTGACATTGATGTTGCAAACCCTTGCGCTAATGCTGCTTTAGCATCTAGCCAAGTTTCTGCCGCCATCATGGATTCAATTTCACTTGAATCAATACCAGTTTCACGCACATACATATCTACTAGCATTTGCTGAAACTGATCTAAAGTGTCTGCCGCTTTTCGCATCTCTTCTGAATCACCCATGACACCAGACCAGGGATTGTGAATCATTAAAAAGGTGTCTTCTGGCATAACGCGCTCATCACCCGCCAAAAAGATGACCGATGCCGCACTCGCCGCAATACCTTCAACACGAGTGACCACTTTGGCGCTGTGATTTTTTAAAGCATTAAACATGGCCACACCATCAAACAGACTGCCACCAGGTGAATGAATACTGACCTCAATTTCTGACACATTGGTTTGCGCGTTGATCTCTGCTATAAAGTCGGAGGCTGAAACGCCCCACATACCAATCTCGTCATGGATAGCAATCTGCATTTTGTTTTCTGCCAGTGCTTTGACTTGGTACCATTTACGATTATTCATTTGCATCCCCTAGCTTTGAAAGTGTTGTCATATTGAGCGGGCTAATTAATTGATCACCACCCACAACAGGCGGTAGGTTTTCGCGCTTACGCGCTTCGTTAATGGTCATAGTTGGTGAGCCAACCATTTTGCTGTAATACTCTGAACGGCCTGCGGTATCACCACGCAACAAGCCTTCAAAATTAAACTCTATTTTGTATTTGCGACGGTCTGCCACATTAAACAGTGTGTGTTGCAGCTCTTGTTCCCACCGGGTTAGATATGGACGCAAATTTAGCTGGTAAAAACCCAACATCATTTGTTCTATACCACTACCCCATGAGGTGGTTTTGGTTGTGTCATTAATGAGAAAACCTGGCACACCAAAGAAGCGGGCAATGTCCTCTGTTTGAAAGCGGCGGGTTTCTAGCATTTGCATATCTTGCGGATTGATTTGAACTTGCTCGTACTTCATGCCGCCCTCAAGAATCATGAGACGGTGGGCGTTTTCATTGCCGCTATTGAGCGAACTAAAATGCTTACGCACCAGACCACGCTGTTCATCTGTCAACACCTTGTCTAGCGTTAATACGCCACCAGGCTTACCACCGTTTTGATAGAACTTTGAGCCGTACTCTTCTGCACCCATTGCTAAACCAATTGAGGTTCTGGCATAGGCCAATGGACTTAAACCAATTAAGCCATTACCAAACAGCTTTATGTGCAGCATATTTTCTTTGGCAATGACCGCCACATCACGGTCTTGCTCATAGGCATAGATTTGTGAACCATCATCAAGCAAAGTGGTTTTAACCTGTCTTGCTGGCAACGGATTTAAACCCACCACATCACCCCTGGCATTGCGCTGCAGTTCTGCATACGCATTACCATGCAATATTAGGTTTAGCATCATGGTTTCACGAAAAACAACGCTGGTCATATAGCGATTTGGTTTATCATGCAACAAATTATAAATAGGCAAATCTTTTACAACCTTGCGGCCATCAGGCGTATCAACAAATACATTAAGCGGCAAGCTTGCTACCGTTTCAGAAAGTAAACGAACACATGCCCACACCGCACTGACTTGCAACGCGGACTCTTCTGTAACAGCCTTTGGTGAACTTACCCCATGTGCTGTTGGGTCTGAGCTTTGCTCACCTGTTGCTTTTTCTGTTGCCTTGCGACCCCAAAACTTTAGATTCCACATTTGCTTTACTCGATTACGATAGGATTATTTAAAAAGTCGTCTAATGATTCTTCTGGCTCAACATTAACCAAAGCACCAAATGCCATGATTAACGCCATTGCCGGATCTATCTTTTCTTCGGCTTTTGATTTGTCTGCCTTGATGTTTTCGGCTGGGTCTTTTGTGGCAACGACGTTGCCCATTGCCCAACTTAAAACGGGGTTGCCGTTGTGCTCTAACTGACCACTTATATAGTTACGCTCCAACTCTTTCATGGCTGGGCTAATGGATTTATAACCCTGCCCCATTGAGAGCATATTGATACCGTCATCTAACAGGTCGTTAATGAGTTGGCTTGAGTTCCATCGGTCAAACGCAATGGCTTGAATATTTACCAGGCCTGCTACTTCGTTTATTGTTTTGCGAATAAAGCTGTAATCTGCCACATTGCCTGGCGTGGTTTCTAAAAATCCACGACTGGCCCAGTGATCGTATGGAACACGCGCTTGATGCACTCGTTTCATAACGGCATCTTCTGGTAGCCAGTTAATTGAGAACACTCGACGTTTACCATTTGGCAATTCACCCACTAGACCAAGGCTAGTAATATCACCCACGGACGCTAAATCTAACCCACCGTAAACCGTTGTGCATTCGGCCATCTCTTGTAATGAGTAGGCTTGTTCGCACTGGTTCCAGGATTCAATATCCACCCAAGACTCGGACACGTTAACGCGCACGTTTAAGTGCTTGGTTAAGAAGTTTGAGCGTTGGCTTGGTATCTCTTTGGCGTGTTTCGCCATGTTGCGTAAGTAATCAAGTGAGACACTTACCCCAAGATTAGGGTTAGCTTTTCGCCAATTGGCTTCGTCAAAGTAGTCGTCGCCATCGTCAATGGAAAAGATTACGGCAAAAAAACTATCATCTTCTACCTGGCCATTGAGCACCGATTCGGCATACGCGTGCAACTGGTCATCTATACCACCGCGAATAAAACCGCTGGTTGTGATGTAGGCTAACAACCACTGAGAACGCGCACCAAAAGCGGACTTAATAACATTAACAAGCTCGGCTGTTTTGTGGGCGTGAACTTCATCGACCAAACCCATATGCGGGTTCAGTCCGTCTAAGCTATTTGCATCTGCTGAAAGCGGTACGAACTTGCCGGAATTATCATGGTTTAGCATTTCGCCACGGCGAATATCTAAGCGCTTTTTAAGCTCTCTACTTTGACGCGCCATGTTTTTTGCTTCGTCAAATATCTGTTTTGCCTGATCTCTACGAGTAGCCACAGCGTAAATCTCTGGACCGCCCTCACCATCCTTGGTAAGTCCGTAGTTTCCCATGCCAGAAATAATGGTTGTTTTACCGTTCTTACGCGCTACTTTGTTGTAGGCTTCGTTAAATCTGCGGGTACCGTCGGCCTTTTTCCAACCAAATAGCATGGCAAATAAAAAACACTGCCAACCTTCAAGCACAATTTGCTTACCCGCTAAACTGCCTTTTGAGTGCTTTAAGAAGCTAAAGAATTGAAAGAAGTGCGCTACCGCAACCTCATCAAACACCAGGCTACGGTCGCCGCCTTTCATTAAATCGTTTAGGTGACGCTCTACCGCCAACCTTTCATATCTGCCCGTTATAACTTCGACATTGATAACCTCATCAATGTACTGATCCATTGCCTTTAAGCAGTGGAGTGCGTATTGTTTTGGCTGCATTAGAAGTCAAAAGAGTCTTGATTCTCTGGCACACCCACTTTTAACTGCAAACGTGCAGGCGGCGTTAAACCTAGTTGCCGTGCAATCTTTAAGCACTGACCAGTAAGGTCTCGCCAAATAACGTACGCTGGCGACATTTGAATGTAGCCATTTGGCGTGGCCTGGGTCATGCCTTCAATATCCAGTTCTTTGTCTGCCTGCAACCAACGGGCGTAAGTTTGGCAGTACATCGCTAGAATATCGGCATCAAGTTCATTAATAATTCTGTGTTTGTTGCCCAAGCTTTCTACAAGCTCAACCCAATGTTTTTTGGATTCGCCTTTTAAAAAGCGCGGC